GGTGCTGATTCTTGGTTGTAAACACCGAAAGACCCATCAACAATGGCGGTTGTTACATCTCCATTTGTACTGAGATTGTATTGCCAGACAGAGTCAGTTGCAGAACCCAGGATGTACATGACGGAAAGATCGTTATTGAATGCAATGGATTTAGGTGCTGATTCTTGGTTGTAAACACCGAAAGACCCATCAACAATGGCGGTTGTTACATCTCCATTTGTACTGAGATTGTATTGCCAGACAGATTCAGTGTTAACGCCTACAATATACATGACGGACAAATTGCTATTGAATGCAATGGATGTTGGCGTGCTTTCCTCCGAGTTAACACTGAAAGACCCATCAACAATGGCGGTTGTTACATCTCCATTTGTACTGAGATTGTATTGCCAGACAGAGTCAGTTGCAGCACCAAGGATGTACATGACGGAAAGATCGTTATTGAATGATATTGACTGCGGAAACGCGTCTTGAGTGGCAACACTGAAAGATCCAGTAAAAACGGCAGTTTCTACTTCTCCGGGCGTATCTAATTCATACTGATATACCGCATCTGAGCCAGTGCCAAGCAAGTACATTACAGACTCATCATTGTTAAACGCGACATCAATTAAAGTGGTATCTTGCAGTGACGCATCGAAAGATTTAATGAAAGTCCTAACCCTTACATAGCGCTTAGATATCGATGCAAATTCACGCCACAACAACTTTCCAATCTGAGAAGCTGGCGAGAAGAAATCAGTCCAGCCGGTCAGTCCATTGTCAGACCATTGAGCCTCAATTGTCCCCATGTTTTCAGCGTAGATGGCGAATGAGTCAATATCTTTTGATGATCTTAAATCAAACTGAATCCACGAGGGTTGACTGATTGGCTGCCATGCAAATGTGGTAAAGCCGTCAACGGTATATTCTTTGAGCTTGCCGGTGGCCTCGCTTGACGCTGTAATAATAGCATTTTCGGCCAGATTGTTTAGACCAAGTTTAATTGTCACGCTGTGCCGCCTCTATCACGATAGCTATCAATTAATAGCGCTAGTTTTTCTGCTGAGTCCTCACCGCCGATATAGTCGCCCTGGATGATGACGGTTATTGCTGACTCTCGCGGCTGTGCCGTATCGATTGGAATTACGTCACTATCGTCATCAGCGTCAGGATTTGGCGCGCCGCCAGCAGGGGAGTCACTACCGCCAAGCCCCGCAAGCTCAACGGCACCAGAGGCCGCGACAAGTCCGGCGGATAATTTCCCCATGGCCTGGGTTTTTGTATAAGCCGCCGCCGCCGCCGCATAAGTAGACGGGACGCCAGGAATTAGCTGCGAAGAGAATGCTAAAACGGCCGCCACCTGAGTGTGCGCGAGTATCTGTTTAATCGCCATGACCTTTGTTATCAAGATAGCTGCCGCCGCAAAAACCTTATTCTTTTGGCCAAGCGCGCTCAGCAATCCAATGGCGTTATTGGACGCGCTTCTCTTCACGGACAGGATCGCGCTCTCTGATCGCTTGGTTATCGCCGCCCGCTGATCTTCGTGCTGCTGCCATATCCCAGTCAGTAGATTGCTAGTGGCCTGCTCGCCGAGCAATCCGCGCGCGTTGGCCTCCGATACTATTAGCGCCCTTCTTTCGTAGCTCTCAAGTATCCGCTGCTCCTCTGTCAGCAATGACTGGCTAATTGCATCAACCTTAGCTGATAGTGCATCTTCCGTGCTGCCAGTGATCCCAGCGGTGTCGGGACTCACATCAACAGTGCCGGTAGATGCTGCGCTCGGTATGTCGTTTTTTTCTTTGATTTTCGCTATCAGCTTATCAATGCCTGATATTGTCTTATCAATAATGCCAACCTCATCCGCGCCCATTGAGTTGAGCGTGGATTGCAATCGCGAGCGCTGCTGTATGATCTCGTTGATATGCTCCTGGCTTTCGCCAAATTTTTGTGCAAGCAGGATTTCTCCACCCCTTAACCCGATCAAAACCCGAATATCTTCCGCTGATTTCTTACCTGCCACGCCCTCGACAACGCCAAGCTCAATCAGCTTTTCCTTTACGCCGTCAATCGCCGTCAGCAACGACTCAAAGCCCCTCACCATCACCTTAATGCCGTTTAATATCGATATGGCTGCGTTCATTGAAAACTGCTTAATCCCGCCCTCTGATTTTGCAATTTCAATGATCCAATTCTTGAACGCGGTTACTCCGATCTCTATCGCTGGAGCCAGCGCGGCAACTATCTGATCCCTCATGCCGGTAAACAAAAAACCAAGTCGCGTCAGTGAATCATTGGCCGCTTCAACGCCGCGAACCGCGTCGCCAGAAAGCGCACCACCCAGTAATTCGGCCTCTTTTCTGAATGCCTCCATGCCTGATACGCCGTCTTTCAGCGCATTTAAAACAACAGTGGCGCGGCCGCCGAAAAGATCCTGCGCAATGGCGAGCCGATCAACGGAATTAGTAACTGCATTAACATTTTCAGCGAGAAACGCCATCAGCTTCAACTGATCATCCATCAGCGGATTTATGTCTTCGGCAGTGATGCCCATTAATTTCATGGCGTCTTTTGCCTCGCCAACGTCGCGACTGAAATCAAACATTTGCCGGGAGACGTTGCGAGCAGCTTTCAGCATGGTATCTAAATCAGTGCCGCCAATCTGAGCAGCTAGCGACATTGCGCCAATATCCTCGGTGGATATTTTGAACAGGCTCGACATCTTGCCAATTTTATCTATGGCATTCAGGGAGGATTTAATGAGCAACCCAATACCAGCAGCGCCAGCAAGCCCCACAAAGGCACCCTTAAGGGAAAATATAGACTTTACGACCGACTTCATTGCGGAGGCGGTTTTGCGTTTGAATTTTGCAACGATACTATTCGCGCGCTTGAAATCCTTCTCAAAACGCGCAGTTTTCAGACCTAGATCGACAAATAAACTACCTATTTTCGCCATTCTTAATGATTCCCAAATACGCCGACCAGTACATTAATTCCGTGGTTGACCATTCCCGTATTTCCTCGACGCTCTTGTTTTGCCTGTCAGCCAAAATAAACAAAAACATTAAATGGGCGTCGTCGTTTAGTTTCCCGTGGCGTCCTCAAGGGTCGTGTCATCCTCCGCCATCGCCTCGCACACGCGGCCCATGACGGCGGGGTCAACGTAATTCATAAACTCAGTCCTATTTCTCGCGGCCCATAGGCGCTTACCATCCACATCAAGACTGCGAAGAGTTAGGATTTCGATAAAAGCCTGTAGACTCCCATCTTGAGCGTACTTATTAATCGCATCCTGGGTCTTGAGAGACATTGCCTTTCGGTAGTAGATTCGCGCTGGATTCTCTTCGTCGTCGCCCCATTCGGGCACGTCAACGAAAGAAAGATCATCGCTGACCTTATCGCTAAAATGAGCTTTTGCATTTTTTAGGATATTCATTACGCGACCGCCCCGTCAGTTAGTGCGCCATTACCTTTAAGCGTAAATGATTGGGTAATCATCGAGCCTTTAGCGACTGATTGGGATTTGCTTTCAATAGTGGCGGTGCCGGATCGAGACACGTTGCCGGTTACATTGCCCTCAGGCAGGCCGATAAACGCAACCGACGCACCAATGGCCATTGCGCCCTGCCCAGTGATATCCGCATCATCCCAGAAACACTCAATCGAGACAGTCCAGCTTGTAATGTCTGTCTTATGAGTCTCGGCGGGGTCGTTGATGGTGGTGTCGTCAATTGTCGCGATGCTTTCTTCTGTCGTCCAGCTAACTAGCTCGGCAACAGTATTGCCGTCGATCTGAATTAAGCCTTCGCTGCCAGTGTGATTTGCCATTTGTCATTTCTCCGCTTGAGTAGCCAGCGCTACCCTCTATGTAGTATCTCAAAATCAATTGCAACCTGGAAAAGCTTAGTCTTTTCCTCATAAAAATCAATCTCATTTTCAAGAAACGAATCTTCAATCGTTACGCCTACTTCAACCCCTTGCCAGCGTTGTAATGCCAGCAAGACCTGGTCGGCAACGCTCGTCACCTCTGAGTATGCAGGACTAAAGCAAGTAATCTGCCACCTGTCACGCCGCACGTTCGTGTCTGAGGTTAAAAGGCTCTCAGGTGAGCCACTTATTCGCTGATACGCAACAAATGGCGTGGCGACCGTCTGAGGCGCTAATAATGGGTATATTCTAGCTGATGTAAGTGCTATTAATCCGGCAAAAGTTGATAATCTGCTGTAAATAGCGTCTTCGATACTCACCTTTTAGCCTCTCTATGGATGCCTTCATTCAGTTTTTCGCCGATTTTCTTGACAATTTCCTTCTCTTTTTTGTCAAAAGCAGGCCGAAGAAACGGGCGCGCAGGCTGGTACTTTGTTCCAAATTCAATTAAATGAGCGTACCAGGCATCGTTTTTCTGCTTTTTACCGGCTCGCGCGCCAACCTGAATGAAAAAATGACTCTTACGTGCTCTTTGGGGCTTCTGGCCGATACTCTTTTTTAGCGTACCCGAGTCAACCGGTACGAGTGAGCGAGCTTCTTTAACTAAAATAGCGCCACCAGCCCTAACTGCGCGGCGCACAACATTGCTTTCAACCCGGCGCGGTAACTGCTCTAGTTTTTTAAATACATCGTCGAAGCCGCTGAATTTAACGTCAAGATCCATCGTCTTCGATCTCGGTTAGTTGGTATTTTTTCAGGATGGTGAATGGCTCGCCATCTTCGTCCAGCTCTATGTTTTCAGGGAGATATTCGCACTCAACTAAAACAGGATCGCCGTCCCTTATGAAAATACCAACAGACAGGCAGTTATCGGGTGCACCAATGGCTTTTAATAGGGCGGATGAAGCATTGTCGCCTGAAATCATAATACTCATACATCCTCCCGGCACATTAATATCATTTCACGACCGCCTTCTTTGATGTCGACAATCGATAGTATCTCGAAAATCCGAGCGCCAAACAAAAGCCGCATTTTGGTATTGATCCCAGCTACGTATCGGATGCGGATTTTCGTTGAGATATCAGCGTTAACCTGTTTGCTATCAAAGAATTCGCGGCCAACAAGTGGCTCAATCCCAGCGCGAGTCTTCGCAAACTGAGTCCATGTTTCGATTATCCCGCCTTTGCTATCGCTGGTCTCAGTAACCAGCTGAATAGTGACTGGCTTTTTTAGTGCGCCGCCTCGCATTAGATTTTCTTCCACCCATCGCCACGCTTGACGGTTGCTTTTAGATTTGCAGCCATCAGAACCGAACCACACGATAGGGCGACAATAAACGCTCATAACTAAAAGGCACCGAGCTGATCGATGTACCGACAATCACAGGCTCTCTAACCTCGTGTAGATGAGCAATCTGAATCAGCATCGCATGCCTAATTGACATCGGCACGGGGCCAGCTAAACCGTAGCCCGCTATGATGCGGATCGTTACGGCGTTAGCCTGTAATCTCACCGATGGCCACGACTGCCCATAAGCGAGCCTGATAATACCCGGATCGGCGTTGATATCAACATCATAAACACTGGTAGCTAGCGTCTGAGTGTCGCCGCCTGAATCAATGTAAGTGACCGACGTGACCGACTGCAAGGGTGCTTTTGGGATCTCTATGCAGGCCTCGAACCGATCAAATAACACGTCCAACGTCTGAGTAATCAGCGCTCTCTGCAAATAGATTTCAGTGCTGTTCGTAACCGCCCTGATCAGGTTATTGATATACCCATCGTCATCACTAATCGACACGTTCATGTGTTGTTTCGCCTCTACGAGAGAGACGGGGAAACGTGCCGGGGCTGTGATTAGTTTAGTGGGCATTTTTAGAATTCCATTGAGCGGGTTTCCCCGCTCGCATTATTACTCAGGTGGGTTTGCCGTTGGTGCGCTGCCGGGGTGACCAAGTAGCGGAATGATCGCGATAGGCGCTGCCGAAGTGTTGTCGGCAGGCGTCACCGTGCATTGAACATAGCGTTTTGAGCCTTTGTAGCCGATCTTTCGAGCCTCATCATCATCGCCAAAAGCGAACCCCGCCAGCACCTCGGTGCCCAGTAAATCAGCATCGGAAACATTAGCGGCGTCGGATAAATTAGCAGCGGCACCGTCTTGGACTAGCACGGTAAAAGTAGCATTTACATCGGCCAGCGTGCCAGTGGCAATCAAGAATTCAAGGCTATTGTAGCCCTGCCGGTCAATGATGCCTGATACCGTGGCAGTATTATCTGCATTTGCCGTCACCGCCACCCCGGTAGGATGAATGTTACTGTGTAAATCTTGCATTTGGTTTTTCTCCCATGTTTAAGATTGGCCCGATTTCTCGGGCCATCAATGCGATTATATTACGCTGCGAATTTCAGCAACTTGATGGCCGCGAAATCCTGAACACCGCCACCAACGCGCTTGGTCGTATAAAACATCACGAAAGGCTTGTTTGTGTAGGGATCGCGAAGAACACGAACACCCATTCGGTCGGTAATTACATAGCCGCGATTGAAGTCACCATAAGCCAGGGACAGGCTGCCGGTAGCTAGGTCGGGCATGTTGTCATCGATCTCAATAGGCTTTCCTAATAACGTTGCAGATGCTCCAGCTTCTAGACCAGCTCGCCAAATGTAGTTGCCGTCGTTGTCTTTCAACTTTCTAACTCCCGCAAGCGTTGCGTCATTGGTTAAGAAGCTAGCGTTATTACGATAACCGCGCTTCAATGCATGCTGGAGGTCAATCAACGCATCGCCGCCGTCCGGTGTAGCTGCAAAGCCGCCATTAACGCCAGTGGAGATAAACCCAAGGCTACCCCATGCATAATTAGCATTAGCCACCGATGAGTAACTCAGAAAGCCATAGGGCTGATTGACGCCAGACCCATCGATAAATGCTGATCCTTCTTGCTCCGCGAATTCAATCGCGACCTCTTCGGCAAGCCATGCCTCAACATTAAACACGGAATCATCGAGCATTCCCTGAGTAGCTGCCGGGTTCGCGTAAAGCTCCTTGGTCGGGAAGTCGAGCATCTTCAAGGCCGGCGTGCCTGTTTCGGGTCGATCCTCTTCTTCGCCAACCCAGCCGGAACTTGAACCGCCGACATTATGCAATTTCTTGTATGTCGAGCTACCAACGGGCTGCACGCGGGCAAGGCTTCGCATGGCAGACATCGTGCCTTCTATGCGAGTAATGGCACTGTCAACCTCTTCGGGAACAGTCCATCCACCATCGGGGTCAGATTGTGTGGTTAGTTCAGCGCTGACCTCAAGTTCGCGCAGCCCATCATCATAACCCTTGCGCATAAATTTATTAAACCCGACTTTGTGCGCCGAAACTGATTTGTTGTCGCCTGCACCGCCACCTGGAAGGCGGTTCGCGCTAGCTTCAATCGAGTCCACCTGGTCTTTCATTTTTTGCAGCTCGGTTAAATCAGCGCTGATCGTACTGAGCCTGTTTTCGATTTCACCAGATGCTTTTCCGGTTTTTTCAATCTGCACCAGTCGATCCTCGTTTGCAGCCTTGAACTGCTCAAATCCGGCACCCAGATCCGCAATGGCCTGTTTTAATTCTGCGCTCATGATGTTTTTCCTTTGATAGTTGCGTTAAGCGCGTTCACACACGCCGTTAATTCAGCACTATCGTCAGCGTCCCGCGTAACGTTCTTGCTGTAGCCGTTAGATATTAACTGCCTAGCGGCTGCACGAGTAAGCCCAGCGTCCCGCGTAAGCACTCGTTCAATTTCTCTTTCGGTCGGCATGTCATTCACGCCGCGCCGGTCTTCTCGGTGGATATTATCAGGCATGTGGCTAAAAATGCCAGTATCAAATTTTGCCACTACCTGATCAGCCTCTCCGATCGTCTCATCAACAAAGCCGAATTCCTCCGCCTCTTTGCCGATGTACCAGGTTTCATCGTCCATAGCGGATTGTATTTCTTTACTGCTTTTTCCTGTTTTTTTGACGTACATCTCACCGAGCGTTACGCCAATTCGAGCCAGCAAGTCAGCGTCTTTTCTCAAGTCGCGATGATCGCCCATCGAAAACGACCACGGATTGTGAATCATATAATAGGCATTACTAGCCATTTCCACGGTATCACCAGCAAGGGCAATTATTGACGCCATCGATGCGGCAATCCCGTCTACGCGGGTGGTTATCTTTGCAGGATGGCTTTTGAGTGCATTATAAATAGCAGTGCCGTCGAACACATCACCGCCCGGCGAATTAATGGCCACGGTTATATCGCTTGACTGGATTCGATTCAGATCGCTAACGAACGAATCAGCATCAATAAAAGGCCAGCCGATAACATCATATATCCTTATCTCAGCACTGCCATCAGCATGATTCTTAATGGCGTACCAGTCTTTATCAGCAAGGGACTTACCCCAAAAGTCAGCAACAAACTTTGCTGATTTACTGTTTCGATGTTTTGCATTAAGTAGCATTAGGTTCGACCTCTGGCGTTTCTTCGCTTGCTGGCATTAAGTTGGCGGCAATGTAAAATTCATTACCACCATCATCTTCGCGCGGGTTCATATTCTCTTTTGATCTTATCTCATTCGGGCTCATCACGCCGATAGAATGCATTTTCATGTAATATTCAGACCGCGATTTTGAATCACCCCGCAGCAACCCATCGACAAGAAATTCTGCAAACAACTTCTTTCGCTCCTGCTTTGTCAGCAAGTCGCGCCACAATGATTGCTCCCAACGAACAAACCACGGCATCATCGTGTCAGTCACAAACTCAAGACCTTGATGTTCAATATTATTATTGGTTGCTTTCTCAAGATGGCCTATCTTATGCGGTGGCATCCTGTAAATTCTGGCGATATCCTCCACTCGAAATTTCATACTCTCGATATATTGCGCATCTCGATTCGTCATTGAGACTTGCTGCCAATCTAAGCCATCTTCAAGCAGCGCGGTCTTTGATGAGTTCTCGCCATTCATTGCCTCATCCCAGCTTTCCCGCACCCTTCTTGCGACCTCGTTATCCTTAAACTCACCGGAGTGCTTGAGAATGCCGCTCATCTTCGCGCCGTTTTTAAATGACAACGCGGCCTGCTTGTTTGCAGCAAGGGCGATTCCTATCGTCTCCCTGTGGTATTCGAGTGGCGAAATTCCATGAACACCATCAAATGACAGGCCGGTGATGCGATAAACCTGGTCTTGTCTTAATAGTATTTGAGCGCCATCAGGATCAGTAAATACATAGCTCAAGCTGTAATCTTTTGCCTGGGTAACGGCCACCCTGTCCGGATGCATGGGCAGCAACTCAAGTATCTCGCCAGTGGATGAGCGATTAATAAACGAGTACGCATTGCCTCTCAGGCACAGGTGAGCAGTCTTCGTCTGCCTCCAGTCGAAGCTTGTCTGAAAATCATTCGGGGCATCGTGAAGTAGCGAGTAGAGGTTATTGCTGATGGCTCGATCTTTGCGCTTACCATCACGCTGATATAAAATAAACGGGAGCTGCGCGACGGTCTCAGAGATAGTCAGCACGCACGCATAAACGGCTGATGCCCGCATTGCTGATTTTGGATTTATGGCAATGCCGGCGCTGGATCCGTAGCCCAGCCCTATGGCTTTGGCCAGCTCGCCAGAGTCGGTAATCACTGCTTTTGGGCTAAATAGCTTATCAAGAATCAATTTCTCGTACCTTTATACGCGATAGCCATCAGCACGGCCCCGGATGAAATGAATACAATCCTCGGGTCAAACTGCCAGGTGCCCCAGCAAAGCAGCGCAAACCCAGCAAGCCCAATCACATCCAGCATTAGATTTTTCAAAACGAAACCACCCCGCGCTTATCGTAGGCACTATCAGTCGGCTCACGAGTCATTGCCCTATTCATAGACATAATTAACGCCACCACTCCATCGATTTTATTCCCCACTCGCTCTTTGTTTGGGTAGATATTATCCTTTTTATCAAGCTGCGCGGTAACATTTCCGAACATCCATCCTAGCACGGGATCGAATTCAAATTCTATTTCACCGGATATTATCAGCTTTTCAACCTCCTTCATCGGCTCCGAGAAGTTTTTCACGTTCTGTCCGACTTCGACCATCTCAAATCCCTCGGCCATCATGCGGGTAGAAAACTGCGTAGCCTGGTACGGATCAAATGGCACTTCGATGATATCAAATATTTTACCAGCATCTTTCAAATCATCCTCAATAACCTCAAAATCAATGACATTACCCGGCGTCGCTTCCATCCATCCTTCGGCATGCCACGCCTTATAGCGAGTATTGCCGCCCTGCAATATTACATCCTCCGGCAGATAATGCCTAAAGAACGCCCTGTATTTGTTATTGCCACTTTGCGGCGGAAACAATATACAGCGCGATGCGATATCAATCTTGCTCGCTAGATCAAACGAGGCGTAACATTCAAGGCCTCTAAAATCATCGATAGACAGCTTCTTTTTGCGACACTTTTGGAGCGCCAGCATGTTCATCCACGCGGCTTTAGCGCCAACCCATAGGTTGAGGTGCTTGGTTTTGTAGGCGACTTGCTTAGTGGCGCTCCGCTTTGCCGCTAATAACTGACCGGCCAGGAATTCGGGATCCACGCTAATCCCGTAATTAGGATTAGCCTTCTTCTGGGCCTCGATTGTATCCCACTGATCACCCTCATCTAGCGTATAAATCACCCCAAAAACATTATCATCAGCCTCGGCGCGAGATAGAATCTTTTTAACATCGTCGCGCATTGAATAGCACGGCCCGCCCATATCTGACCCTGCGGTGGTGATATGCAGCAGTAGCGGGTTATCACGGGCACCCATGCCAGTTTCAAACGTATCAATTAGATCCGACGTTTTGTGCTCGTGGAATTCGTCGGCAATCGCACAGGAAGGGCTTGAGCCGTCACCGGGATTCCCGATCACAGGTTCAAACTTTGACCCGTTATTTAGTATCGTCAAAGAATTTGCGTTAACCTCAATGCCGAATTTCTTAACGAACAAAGGCGTCTTGCTGCAAATCGCTTTTGCGGGGTCAAATATTTCATGGGCCTGTTTTTTTGACGTTGCGCCGCAATATATTTCAGCGCCATGCTCGCCATCTATTGCCAGCATGCCGAGGCCAATACCTGCAAACCAAAAAGTTTTCCCATTTTTCCTCGGAACCTCAATATAAGCAACACGGAACCTACGTCGATCAGCTTCAGCGCGATAAAACCCGAAAATATTAGCCGTACAAAATACCTGGTAGGGGCTGAGCTCGAATTTTAAGCCCTTCGCTGCCCACTTGCCTTTGACGTGCGGCAGCTTCTCCAAAAACTCACACCACTTTTCAACCTCGGAAACCCGAAACTCAAGGTCATCGCGACCCAGGTCATCAATAAATCGCTGGCATGCCTGTCTGACAAATAGGCATGCAACAATCGATTCATCATCCGATTCCGGCTTTAGGATGCACTCAGCATACAGCAAGGCGCGCTCACTGAAACTGAGAGCGTCAGAATTCTGGTTCTGATTTGCCACTGGATGGCGCGATTATTCGACTGCGAGCGCTGGGGGTTAGGCCCAGCTCCACGGCGCATAGTCTTAGCTGAGTGTGACGGGCGGCTGGGAATTCTTCCTGGTCGGTCTGGAGCTCAGAAAACAGCATGCAGTACTGGCAAAGGGTGCTGGTGTCGGCGCTTGTTAGTACGCCGGATTCCGCCATGAGCTTTACGACGCGCTTCCATTCTACTTTTGCAGCCTCTGGTAGCCACTCGGGGGGGGTAGCGGTTATTGACCCCGCGACCTTTGGCTTCTCCCTTGGGTCACCATGCCGATCCTTGCGATGGGTGCCACTAAGTAGATGAACATTATCTGGTTTTCGCTTATTGGCCATTACAAAATACCCCGCAAATCAATGATATACAAAACGCCCAACTGACTGTGTAAAAATGTGGCTACCCCTCCGACGTATTTCAACCGATCTGTAGGGATTAGACCCCCTACCCCCTATTATCTCCTGAATCACACCCATGGGAACATCATGTCATATGCATCCTCTGCCGGGCCTGTACCGCAGCAAGAACAGCAGACAGGCCACCCCACATCCTCACGTGACGACTATTCGCTTTATTAGATCAATCATTGATCACCCCCATATTTCCCCCTCGCCTTTATCTCTAATATCGTCTTGCGACTATGACACGATTTGCATAATGATTGCAGGTTATCCACGTCCCAGCGATCACCACCATCGGCAATCGATATAATGTGATCAGTCTCCTGCACTGGCGTTATCTTATCATCGGCCATACAGCTCACACATAAAGGGTTGCTAGTCTTATGTAGCCTGGATAGTTTACGCCAACGCGGCGAGTTATAGAAATGAGCAGCGTCAGTGGGATCCGCCCTATGCTGCCTTGACCTCTCGCGCTCTGTTGCTTTGCGCCTCACGCTGCATTTAGGGCACATTGATCCACGTGGAACTTTAATCGACTGGTGGTGCTGGCATATTCTTGGCGCACCGACTGCCATCAGTCAGTATCCGCAATGCCTTCGATTTTGATGATGCCCTTGAGGTTTAATTGAGGCGGTGTCGAATCTGAATCGGCACTCGTTGCTATTCGATAGATCACCCCATCAGCCACGCCCGTCACGCTAAACTGCACGGCCCGCCCGGCCAGGACTATCTCGCCATTAATTTCGAGGTCAGCGATGCTTATAGCAACGCTGTTAATAGTTAAATCCGACGTAACCAGCTCGCCAGCAGTAGGCGCGCCGGATAATAGCTCGCCATCATCCAAATACCCATCATAAGAGACGGCCACGTTTCGTGTCGATGAGACTGTCATGCAACCCTCTTGCGGAGCGACTACCGTACTCATCTATTTTCATCCCTCATTTCAAAATGCAGTCTGTTTTTAGGTAAAGTGAATTCCAGCCCCGGCACAGTAGGCACTACAGCCGCAGCCGGAATCCCATGGAAATACTCAAAAGAGTTTCCGCTCAATGAATTGAGGTAATCAAAATTAAACTCAAGCCCGCTCGGAAGCTCCGGTGGTGACCCATGCGAGTAACCGATGGAATTCCCATTTAAGAACTGAAAATAGTCGAAATTAAACTCAAGCCCGCTCGGAAGCTCCGGTGGTGACCCATGCGAGTAACCGATGGAATTCCCATTTAAGAACTGAAAATAGTCGAAATTAAACACTAGTCAGTAGTCACGATTGGAACCAATGTAGATGTCATTGATGGCGCGCTAAACGTAAGCGCAACATCATCACCATTTGTATCCGCCGCCAGCGGGGAAAAGGCATACCAACCGCCGCCAATCTCAACGATAGCGCCAGATACAGGCGCTTGAGCACTCCTGTCGATACTCCTAGTGCCCGCAACTGTTAACCCTTCGGTCAATACGCCAGCCGCCGTCTTCATTGGGAATGGTATCCCCGAAAACGCCTGGTTGCGCCTTACCTTGCCACTGAGAATCTTAGTTAAATCAGCCAGGGCAATATCTTGCTTGGTTTCTGTGGCGTGAGCCTCATTGTTAAGACTGATCGTATCTACGCCGGAGTCCAATACATCCCCTGACGCATTGTTGCCCAGAACATTATCGCACACAACAGCGCCAGTTGAGCTTGCTGTAAGATTAATACCCCACCCGGCAGATCCATGCATCTCGTTTTGACATATCTGCGTATGCAGCGAGGTGCCGCCGCTCACTAAGACCGCATCGCCTGCGCAATCCGAGAATATATTATGGGTGATGGAGTTTTCATCCGAAACGCCAGCGGTGCCAGAGATATGCACGCCTTGCCCTGCCCCGCCCTGCCCCGCGCCTTCGAAGTGGTTATCCCTGATCAAACAGTGCGAACCCCTCAGAATGTGCACACCATCCCCTTGGGTGTCGTTGACCCACACATCAGTCACTTTCAAAAAGTCAGCATCCGTGAGCAACACCCCATGCCCGTTACCGGTCGCCGCCGTGTTGAGCTGAAACCCGGAAAGCCCGATGCCATCCGCCGTCACTGAAATGGTGTTTCCGTTCCCCGATCTTGTCCACATGAAATCCCGACCAGGGCCGTGAATAAATAAATAGCGCTTAGTAAGCGTTACCGCTTCGGTCAATGTTGTCGGCCCCGCCGCCGCGCCTGACAGTAAAATAATCATGTCGTGGTTACTATCCACCACAGCATTATCATGACAATCCTGCACGCCGAGGTACGGGTCAGACCTGCCGCCTCGATTTCCGTTTGCGTGAGTATCGCCATTTACTGGATCGACGTAGAAAATATTACCGGAAGCTTGGTACGCATGAGAATCCCTGCGCAGCTCGACAACAGACAATATCTTGCGGATCTGATCGATTAGGTTTTTGTCGTTTGGCTCGGCCAACAGTCCAGTAGATAGGGTGGACACAAGCGTGGCCAAGTGGGTGTTATTGTTCGCCGATTGAGGCACGTTGCCAGCCAACGCGGACAACCCAAAATCGACGGCATCCTGCAAATCCACAGCGGTCAAATTGACCTTGATGTTGAGCGGCACCATATTTGTAGCGCCTTTTATCTGTATAAGCACAGAATCAACACCACTGGCTATGACAGCATCGGGGATGTGTAATTCATAATCACCCGGCATATTCGTTGCATCTACTGCTACAAAGCCGCCCGATACCCATGTTCCTTTAGTCGCAGTAACTAGCGTGATAGCAGTTGCAGCACCAGCCGCGCCAGTGCGATTGTAATAGGCCGTTAAGCTCGCAGAATTAAACACCAGCCCCGCTAACTTTGCCCCGATCAGCGAACTCGAATCATAAATCGATATCGGAATTATCTGGGACGTAGCGTCTTTTGTAATCGTGATTTCTTGCATTATTTATTATCCCAAAAGTAGTTTCTGTTTAGAAAGCCGCCGGATGGCAATGTAACAGTATGCGGCTCCCACAATCCCGTATCAATATCAAAAAACATCCAATCAATAGTGCCGGTTAGCCTATCAGTAGTGAGTATCCCTGCCGCTGTAGCGGATGTATTATCAGCCGTTGGGATGTAAATCTGGCAACCATCAGGCGGTGTAGGCGTCCAATCTTCAAACAGAGAGCCGACGAGCATAGATGCGCTTTCAACCTCGACCACCATCCACCCGGCTTTAGGGTTAACCACAATAGGCGCGCTAGCAGACTCAGTTAAAAACCCAGCAGTGATAACGTGTGTATGGCTCGCAGAATCAAACGGAGTGCCTGCTGTGTTAACAAGCAATCCGGCAACATCTGGCATATCAAAAGTAAAGCTGCCTGCCGTGCCTGCAAGTGACGCGCTTACATCGAGATCGTAGGTGCCTGTAGCGACGTCCGAGATTACGAGACTAGTGACGTCACTGGCAAATCCAGATGTTGTGAGCAAATTGCCCGTTTCAGCGTCAAGCACGGGGCTATCTACTGAGTCAATAGATGGTGCGTCAGGTTTATACACCACTGCTGCTATTACTGCCCGCAACTCAGAATGAGTCCAGCTCATCGTTGTGGATACTGTTGTCGCAGTCTCAGACGATGCACTAACTCCGCTAATGTTAAGCAGTTGTGCAGCCTGACCAGTCCCCACAGTCGCCGATGGTGAGGACAAAACATCAACGACGTAATCATCAGAAACAGTAGTCATCACCAACGAGCTGTTTGCGACAAACCCGCCAGAACTTGCAGGGGAGCCCCGGACGGGAGACGCAGTATTCACCCCGTCTAGGGATTGCACCGACATAACCCATGTGCCAGCAGCTCCTCCTGAGTCTACAACGATATCATTAGCGCCGGATGAAGGGTTAATGATATCGTAAATGATAACCTGCTCTGAGTTTGAGTCATTTGCAGCTATCCGCTGGGGTACTGTAACACCATTGTAAGTGATGGTGGGTGGTGTCATCCATGGCCCGCCTAAACGTATTGATAGTAAATCAACGCCTACTGCTACAGTGTATGACGTTGTATCGTCGTAAGTCGCCCCATTCCATGCTGTAGTTAGCGTTTTATTTAATACAATTGATCCGATAATGGCCATTATGCATAATCCGCCACTGCTGTGTATGGACTTATAAATGGCCTTCCGCCTGCGTCCAGTGTGTTTGGCGTCTGCATTGAGATTATAAGCTCATCGGTGTACCACGCTGTAGCTTGATATGCATTGCCATTCCAGTATCCACCTACCCCAGCAGAATCTAACACATTATCTGCTGCTGGTAGAGTTTGATACACGTCGCTAAGTGACACATCCAGTCCTTGCCCTAAATAAATTGTATCCCAGCCCGCTCCGTTAGCCTCGCTAAACCATCCCCGAACATAACCAGTGCCATCTGTCGCTAGATGTATATGAGTGCATAGGATCACCCATTTGTCACGAGGTATAATCCCAGGTGTCGGATACGTAATTATACGCTCCGGGCCGTCTATTTCCAGACTAAGGTGAGCGAACTCTAATGCTGGGATTGCGCAAGCGTCCTCGGTAAATCCCGCCAACTGTAGTGTTATACGCTCACCTATTGCAGTGTACGCCAACCGCTCCCACTTCGTTGATCCGTACCCGTCGCCACCTGCCTGATAACCCGCACAAAAAGACGAAGGGAAATAATACGCTTTGCTAAACCATATATCAGAGTTATGCAGCGTTTGTATACCAGCCATCTCTAAGTATGTACCTGAGTACCCAGAAGCGCCCAAGTCTATCTGATGCCTACCAGTAGTGCTTGCACCTCGTGGCCCAGCAATAGCGTTACTGTGTGTTGTTGCTGAGTTGCCTGCAAACTCTGTAGATGATATCTCAGCGCCGTTCACACCTGCAAAATTAAATTTAGTCAGCGGTGTATACGTTGGAGTACCGCGTAGCGACAGTGGGTTGCCACCATCATATATCGGTGAAACCAACTGGCGCACCCACCCGCTAATATCTATATTAGGATGAAACGCAGATGTAATCAGAGTAATAGTCCAAGGTGCAGACCTAACCCCAGTTGCAGCTCTGATTATCTGGCATGTTATAGTTTGATCTACCGTCGGCACACTTGCGAGCACCAATGCACTTGTCCCGTCCGATGTCGTCACAATCCCGTCCGGGCTGGTCATAGAGCTATATTCGAGCTGATCGCCAACCACGGGATATGGTGTACCTGTATAACCAAAAAGAGCGTATAAATCACTCCCGTAAAGTTGATTTGTGAGGGCAATGTAACTACGTCCGGTTGCCGGAGTAAATGGGATAGCTGCACTAGTATCAAATGTTGCGTCATCTGCTGTAACTACAAGAGCATGTGTAGCCACTGCGTAAAGCAAGTCAATAGTGCTATCCGCAGTAGCGAATATTGATGTATCTGACCACGAGTCAATAGTACAAGTCTCTCCGCCTAGAATGACGCCTCCGCCGCCTTGTAATGCGAGCGCCCCAGTAGCGACGATTTCAAACGACTCACCCCTTGCAATTGAGGTAGGTGCTGCAACTATTGCAATCATACGCGCCGTCCGACAAGCCCGATATTAGCGCCCATATCAACGCCAGCCCTGCCAGCCCCCAAACACGGGGAACCCGCCCCTAGCGTGTAATCCGATTTAAGACTGTATGTACCTGATGCGTTAGTAAATAGAGGATCAGAAGCTAACGATCCGACGCCAGGATTGCCCCCTCCAGAAAGAGCGCCACTACTTTGCCATGCAGCTAGCGAGCTATATACAATCTGCGAGGGGTCGTTAAGGTTTATGATAAATATCAGTGGGTCAGTACCCCACTGATTATGATCACATGCAGCAATATTAACGCCGGGGTACGAAGTAAACTCCCAGCCAGAGCTGACAAACAACAAATTGTTATACAACTCTTGATTACCATCCAATAACCCAAACCCGCCAGCCACATCATACGCGGTATTGTTATAGATCACCCACCCACTACCATCATTGACAGTCCCTTCAAAACTAGCGGCAATAGGATTGCTGAGTATGTGCGCTATGAGATTGTCGTGTATGACATTGTTAATTGATATATGACTGGTAGTCAACTGCCCAGTAATCCCCCAGTAACCATCGTGTACGTAATTATGACGGATAACGCCATAGCTGTTATCCGCCTTCAAGTAAACACTGCCACTGCAATCGTCAACCTCATTATGCTCAATAATAAAATTATCATTGTTATACATTTTGATAGCTGATGTGTTGATTGAGTTATCTGTTTGTCGGTAGCCAAGGAAATAGTTATCGGATACTTCTGCGCCATCAGTTAACTCTAACCTAAGTGCGTCAAAGTTATCCGTGGATGCTGTCACCACAGTGCCGCCATCAAACGTGCAGCGACGGATTTTATTTCCTAGCGTTTGTCTACCTACAACGTTACCTTGCATCGAAAACCCCGCCGCGCTGACTCCGACGTCAGCTTGAAATGTGAACCCATCAAACCATGTATAATCTGTACCAGCAATGCCCATCGAAGTAGCGTGCTCTGCACTTATTGCCACATCAGTGTTGGCATTCATGATGGGCTCTTCACCGGGGTAAGCTGCGAACACAATAGGTGACAGCGCTGTGCCCGAGTTTGACGGGCTTAGTATCCCTCTATCTCCATAGTATGAAGGTGTATACGTGATGAGATCATAGTAAAGCTCATATGTACCAGCGCGGAAATAAACGACGTCGCCAGCAACCGCATTAGCAAATGCTTCCGCTGGACTCCATGGATCACCTATTGCACCAGTGCCCCCACCTATAGCTGCGGCAGAGCAGTAGTTTTGATTTAACTTAGCGTAGTTATATGAGGCTATAGCATCACGGACGACTATCGACCCAGCAAGTGCCCCGCCTATATATGCGATGTGCTCGGATAAGCCCACAGAAAAATCGGTCATTTATAACCCCCCGATATAGAAATGGCTAAATGCTACCTCGCGCCTGCCTGACGCACACAATGTGCGGCCTGCTAAATTTACACTGAAATCAGTCAACTAGAAATCTCCCGCGTGATACGTCCCGGCGGCTACCCATGATAGTTCAGCAGCCGCTGCTGAAAACGAAAATAATGCAAAAACGATTAGTAAAATCTTGAAAATCATACAGCCTCGCGGTTAATATCTCTGATATTACTCTGATAGGTGGATTGGTTCAATGGCTGAGATAATGCTATTTATTCGGCTACGACAGGACTACTTAAGCCTAAATACGCTCATAATAGACGCAGGACTTGGCATTTTTTGCCCACTAATCGCCGTCTGGCGGTTGGCTTGTTCATTCCTGAGATTTCCAAAATAATTCATCAGCAGCGTGGTCGGTGTACTCACCAATATGCCAAACACCATCCAGATGCTGGAGTTTTCCGATAAATTACTCATCCCATATTTATGTATTTGCCAAGCAACAATAATGCAAAATAACGTGGTAATCGCGCAAAGCATATTGCACATTTTATTGGCAATTTTAGCACGAGTTTCTTGCCCGTCACTTTGGCACATGGCCTTGTATCGCTCCGTCCAGCCTTCCTCTTGCGAGATTTTAAGGTCTATCTCGCGCTCCATGATAGATGACTGCTGGCCGGGTGTTAGAGTCGCTATAGCGGCCTGTACTTCGGCACCAGTGGATGACTCGGGAATCTTTTTATCGTCTGGTAGAAAATTATTTACTAGCCCGATTGCCGCGCCTATGCCGGGATGCAGAGTACCCATGATGGTGGCCGCGCCTCTCAGAATATCCCTTAGTTTCATGATCTCACCCTCCTAATGCTCGATTAATCCAGCCCAATAAAAATCGTTTCTGTGATTTATCCCGATTGCAAATATGAGCATAGCGAGCAATCTTTGCGATAGTGTAGCTGGAGATAAAAATCTCTTCATTGAAATTATTAAGGGCTTCTAACGACTGACTGCCGATGATGCCATCAGCGGGTTCAATCTTAGCCGCCATCTGGGCCAAATGACTACCCCTGCGCACGCCCATGTTGACACAATTATCAAAGATGCTCTCTGCCAACGCCTGCGAATTGATCTCATCCGCACGGACACGATCCCAATAGTCACGTTTATAAATATCACGTGCCTGTTGTTCAGTTAGATTTCGAATGTCTAAATCAGGATAAGCGCGCCGTGAAATCCCGTATTTAGTAGCACCACCACGGTCAGAGGGATCATCCGTAAACTTAGCGCCACCCTCGTGCGCTAGTGTTTTACCAATTGCTAAGTCAAAAATTGCCATTTCCCACCTCCAGATTATCTCAATTAAACCGTTTTCCCCAGCAGCTTATTCATTTCGCCAGCAAAAACACGGCGCTGCTTTGGCGCTGCTTTATCATCCGTCAAAATTTTGACAGCCTTATCGTAATCCCCAATCATCACCGGTGGTGCTACACACTTTTCATAATCAGCGCTATTATACGCCTCCTGTCGCCCGATGAACTTACTCGGGTAATTGACGGGCCTGCTTATCAAAAAACCCTTGTAGAGCTTGCAGAATTCATTGCGACGAAACGGAAGGTCGTCTTCCAGCATTTCACAAAGCCGGATCCAGCCGCCCATACTCGACACTGACGCCATTATCTCAGGCTCGTCAAAAATAACGGTACGATAAGACCCCTCACCTCTGATCGCGCCCTCGACTTTTGACCAGGCCATCAAGGCGCGGCTTTCAGAATCTCCGTCGATCTGTCTGACGATATCCGCTGGCTTGGGAAAGAATCGCCCATTCTCGGGGTCGTTCAGATGGCCTGAGAGTCCGCGCCTGATGTCTTTGATGTCGTACCTAGCTAATGACCCAAAGCAAAGATCAACGGCGCTGTCAGAGGGTGTGCGACCGTATGTGTCGAGGGCTGCTATCCATATCTTGGAAAATTCCATGTAATCAGTTTTAATCATTCGATTATTCCCCGCTCTCTCGCCATTCTCTCGACGCGATCGTCGATGGTTTCTTTTTGCCTACCGATGATTGCCGCGCCCTTCATCCACTCAAACTCAAAACCCCGCCACGACCTAGATGTTGCCATCTCGATGCAGGCGTCCACGGTAAACCCAGCGTCAACAGCAAGTTTTAATTGATTACCTATTTTCTTGATCGACGTTTTGGTGTTTACCGCTTTCAATTTTTTCCTAACGAGTAGCCAGTCATCGAGTAATTCTTTACTCGGCAGTGATGGCCAGAATTCGGAAATCAAATTGCGCACGGTCTGTTTTTTCTTTTTCTCCTCTGTCTCTGTCTCTGTCTCTGTTTCTGTCTCTGTCTCTGTCTCTGGTGAGTCACTTTTCTGATTTATGGTTACCACCTGGTGACCAGTTGGTTGGCATGTTGCCGTCAAGAATCCTAACTCAATGAATCTATTAACGTTTGGCACATCATCAAGCATCGCCATTTTTCTGATTTTCTTTGGATCATCGGGGATTGCGCCATTTTTGTCAGCGGCAATAATCCAGATTGAAACAAGCTGGCCTTTTTCTGCGTCAGTGAGATCGAGCCATTCAACATTGGTTTGTAGATTCCTGTGGACTTTAATCCACGGAGGGGTGCCTCTATCTTTTCGGTATGTTTGCCATTTCTCCCAGTTGGTGACTTTCACAGCAAAGCACCCATCGAACAAAGCACCGTCGCCGGGTGACGTTCCCTGGAGGGTGTGCGCAAGGCCGCACAGAAAGGGGCCGGGTTCGGTACTTTGATCGATGGGTGCTTCATTATTTTATTCTCCAATATGGGCCGTCACAGCCTGTTAATTATCCCCGCGATATTTGCGTTTACCGATTCCCGTCGCGGCGGTCATCGGGTTTAATTTACCGCTCTATATTGCCAGTGTCAATGCATCAACCCCGTCGATCAAGCAAAGAATTCACCACCTGAGCGGCCGCTTGCTTCTCGCTGTCAGGGATATTTTTCTCTTCGATTTCGGTTAAATATTTGAATCTCAATTCGGCAACTACGGCCTTTCGATTCGAACTTACCTCTTTTCGCCTGAGATAAATCGATGCGCTGAAAAATGAAATAGTCGCGATACAGGTAATCACACCGATGATTATCCCCAGCCCCTCAGCATTACCATTAAGCCAACCCATTAGATCGCTGCCAGTCGCGCCAACGCTAGTGACTGCGCTTGCCGTGCCTGCCGCTGCTAGCCCTGCCGCTGTATCTGTGCCGTGGGTTACGTTCACCATCGATCCTCCTGGATTTCTACCTATCGGCAGTTGTGAGGCAATATTATTCATTGATTGATGTTACCTCAGATATTGTCACCACGCACCCCGGTTGATCTTTATCAACTCGCCACGAGTCGGAAAATCCAATCACCTGGCTCCATCCGTCGTTTTCGATAATCCCAGCCGCCACTATTCCGTCGATGATAAATTTCTTAGCGGCACAGATATTGTCAGGATCGCGGCGCTTGTTTTTCTCGATCCATTCAAATGAGATTGTGATTTTATCGAATTTACAGCCCTTTACTGCCTGCCTCGCTAAAATCGCAATATCAAATGTGAGTTTCTTTTTCAGCGCAGCGGCCTTGAATTTATTGCCGCGCGCTGATTTTTCCCACTCGTTCCAGCCAAGCAGTGAAAACGGGATTTTGAATTTTATCTCAGTCATTTATCCGCCGAAATCTTGGTAGTGCCTTCCTGATGTTTTTAGTCAGCGTCGTGATACTCTGCACGCCCTGGTAAATCCCGTTACACGTTACTCGATAGTTATCAATACGATCACCCTCAAAACACTCAAACACCGCTACCTCGCCAGTGGCGCGCCGCTCGACTGTTATTTTCATGTAGTGGTCGATTTCATCCGGGTAATCGATATTATTATCCAGACGATCTCTGGCCTGCCTTGCATTCGCATTTTCAGACCAGAGTTTTCGGTATTTGCTTGCTACCCTGTAAGTCATTGATAGTTATACTCCGACTTTGTGCGTTCTGCATATTCCAGTGTTAGTTGCCCATCATTGACTGCGTTAACAAATCAGCAACTTCATCGCCTTTAACTGTTTTCACAGTCTCAGAGCAATATTCGCAAGCTAAATAGAATACCGTGTGAATTTCGTGCATCCTTAGTCGGCCATCAGCAACGCCGCTATTCGTGTCTTGTGAGCAATGCCAAACTAAATTATTACTGCCACCACACCCTTTACATTTCGCAACTAACAAATCATTCAACATCACTCGTTCCTCGCTTGGACAGCGCAAAAGACGCGCTGCCAGTTAATTCAATCGTTATATTTCTTTACCACTCCAGCTCTCTCACATTAAAAGTGGTTTTGCATTTTGCACAAGTAACGTCATCACATTCAAAATCACTGTGATCACCATGGCTCGGGAACATCTGGCGCAACAAGTTGCCATCATTGTGGGCAGTCCCATCTGTGTCTTTGTCGTTTAAAAGATCAATGAGTTTTTGGCACTCTTGGTTAGGGCAATTTACAAACATCTCAATGTCCAGCCTTGCCGCTACTATTTCAATTTCAGCCATTTCTATACCTCCAAAAATATAACAAATCATCAAACCAGACGGTCATTAGTCAGCGTTTTTAAAGCGGCAAGTGTGCCGCAGGTTAATTCAAACGTTAGATTGCTGACTGGGCTGTATCAAGCCTTGCCCTAATAACCGTTATTCGGCTCCTCAGCTCTCTTTCAATTTTGCGGTTACGCTTTAATTTTTCTTTTGTTCTTAAAATACCCTCTTCCAGCATTTCAATCTCAGTGAGCGGCTGCTTTTGGTTGAGGTAATTCCCCACGCTACCAGCTTCATACTCGCAATAATCCCAGTGGTCGCCCGTTCTAGGGTTTACCGCGCTTAGACAGCAAGGGCAGTAGTGATTCTTAAACGGCTGCTCCATCATCTCGCTCCACAGGTTGTTCACAATCTAACAATATTTTGAAATCCGACCAATCATTGTCAGCGTTTTTAAAAGTATTTTCCCGTGGCGGCTTAAAATCGCCGTTATGTGTCGCGCCAATTGCTTTTAATTGTATCTGCTGCGTAACAATCTGGGCTTCCCGCCCCACCGCATCCTGGCATACTAGATAGCAGCTCGACACTCGCCTTGTAGTCGCACCCTTCTGAGCAGACAAAGCCGCCGTAATGATTGGACGGGCATCTAGCCCCTGTTTGCGGGTGATATGCGCTACCACCCATGTGGTACGGCTTTCCATTAAGGGCCATTCCGCAACCACGACATACTGCTGTTTCTTCGCTACCCGGCATCTCAATTTCCTTAGTTTAATCAGGCTTCGTTCACGCATAACAAGTCGTTCAAGCCGATACCGGCTTAACTCGGCAGTTATGCCTCAATCCATTTCTGGGCAGCCGTTGAAACATGGCATGTAATAACGCCAAATACCATCACCCATGCAAACGTCGTCAAGCCCAGTACCAATTCGCCAATTGAGCACATAGCTACCCAGCTTCCTAAAAACGCAAAAAAACCACCCACTTTTTTATTCATCATAAATACCTAGAGTATTAGCTTCGTTCCGGCATAACCAATCACTGGATCAGGCGGTCATGTCAATATTGTTTCCTGTTGTTTCATCGTGCCGATCCTCATCTCAAAAGTTATGCACCGTAAGGTTTCCCGGTGTCGTCGTATTCAAACGTAACTTTAAACATCTGCTTAATCTGCGAATGAAAAACAACGATACCTTCTGGTATTGTGTATTCTGGAGAGGCTAAGCTTGCCGGCCTTAAGGCTTCCATCGCTTCATTTACAGCATCGGTTGTAAATTCACCCGCATATAAAACAGGCACAACGCTTAGCTGATTAACGCCAACTAAATCAGCCTCACTCCATCTGCCGGAATTAAATAGGCTAAAAACCTTCTTGTCCATGCCGTATCTGCGCTGTATGCCCTGCCCCCACCACTCGCCGTAGTGCCTCCCTTCACCTAAAATACTAAATAACTCGCTCTGGTTTGTGTGCGCCCACACCGCAAAGCCAGAGTTATCATCTTCTGGGGTTATCTGTCTTTTCCGAGATCCGCATAAAATATTACCGGCTTCGTCAAAGTTAATTTGTGCATTAGTTCCGTCAAGCTTTTCCGTGATAACGCAACCTCTTTTAAGTCGCTTAATGCTTGGAAACTTTTCAAAGATTAAATCAGTCATGGTATGTTCTCCTAGTAATTGTGCATAACAAATAAATTAAGTCGTTCGTAAACTCACTTGGACGCGATAGAGCCGCGCCACTTATTAAGGTCGTTATCTTGATAGGCATGGCAGCAATGCGGGGTTATCTCTAAACACCTGTATAAGCCCAGCTTCCAGCTGAGTTATGCGCTCATGTTTAAGATCCAGTTCCAGCCGATATACCAGCGCCTCAATAATCTCGTGTAGCAAAACACTGGCTGCATGTGGCCTCGAATTTAGCCTGCTTTCCATGTATTCCATCTTCATCACTCCGTAGTTGGTCGGCTCAACTGCCACGTTAGCCGCACAACCCATGCACACTGTGTTTAAAATTCAAGCTGTCGAGGTGTATAGTCTATTTAATAAATCCCTCAACTGCTTTACCTCTCTATCCGCGAGCATAACAATCACTTCCTTGCTAAACTCGCTGTTCTCGATGCCAATCTCAACGCCCTCTCGAAATGGCTCGCCCTGATTTACATATCTAACGATAAATCTGTCGGCCGGGTCATCACAAGCAAGGTTTAAGGATGTGCTGGTGTTTCTTTTTACTCTTGGCATTACTCAGTCCTCAATAATAAATATAACCAAGTCAATTAAATCCGACCGTCAAGGTCAGCGTCTTCTTTACTTAAATCGTGCGGCGGTTTATTGCCAAAGTTATGAGTCAATGGTGTACTCACTCAAGCCCAAACTCGCGCCCGAGACATCGCACGATATTTTTATACCGCTTGCCTGTGATTGAGTAGTAAATGCGCTGACCTTCTCGCTCCGTCTTAACGATGCCAGCGGCGCGCAATTTAGCTAAGTGCTGCGATAGGCTAGGCTGAGATGCCGTGACGTACCCGAGTAGCTGTGAGACCGTCTTGCGGCCGCTTAGTAAGCGGAATAGCGCCTCTAGTCGTAGCGGGTGGCCTAGTGCTGCGTTTAACTCTGCTGCCTCTTTGAATCCTGTGGTCATTTCCTTCCCCTTTGGTTAGTTTCTTCTATTGTAATTAATAGATTTAATATGTCAACTCTTTAGTTACTCGATTACAATCACCGTCTTCTCTTCTTCGTCCTTCGCGCACTTCCTGCTTTCAAACGTAACGCTTTTGATTTCTTCGGTCGAATCATCTCTAAGTAGGCCAGCCCTGACAATTCCATCAATCGCGGCCTTGGCTGAAATACCGTCTGGGTCGTGCTTTCGCTTTCGATAACTGATAATTGTGATAGAGACGCGTGAATCCAGTCTCTTAGCTTTTTTCGCTCCCATGGGTGCATGGCTAGAATCCTGTTCCACATGGGTAGCGGGTATGGCAATTCGATCCTGATCCGCTTCATTCACTATGATCCTCCAAATATTTTATTGCAGAATAAAGCAAGACCGGGTCATCTCTAAACTTGGAAATGCCTGTATTGCATTGATGACATAAGAGGGCCCTTACTTTTCCTGTTTTATGGTCATGGTCTACAAAAAAATTATCAGTTCTTTTTGCGCCAGAGTCTGCGCTTCCGCAGATAGCACATACGCCACTCTGATCGTCTAATTTTTTATTGTACCAATCCAATGAAATTCCATACCTGCTTTTTAGCTCTTGATCTCTATTCCTACTGTTGTCAATCTTGTAAAAATCCCTCCTTCTTTTATTTCTACAAGGTGCGCAGACATACCATCTAGTTTTTTTCATTGATGGTGTCCAGTTATGCCCGACGATCAAGTCATCATTACATGTGTTGCAGCTTTCCAGGTTGGCAGCGGGTAGGGCAGCTCGATGATTATTTTCATTTGACAACTATTAATCCCTTTTCGCATAGCTTCATTTGAGTATCCATTAATGCGCGAAGCTGATCGGCTGCTTCAACTTTTGATGAGTCCAATTCCGCATGACACATGCTGCACGAATACACGCCAAAAAGGTCGGGTGATTTTAAGCCCATACCGCGATGATTAGAATTTAGGTGAGCAAACACCACCGTTTCATCATCATAGCCGCACTGGGGGCTTGTGCGTAAGGCGCAGCACTCGCCCCTTGCCGACTGCCGAATCTTTTTTGATTGAATTTTCATTAGCTACCCATGCTTCGCATCCTCATGAGTCATCAGTGAATCGCCCGATCTTTGCCAGTTTCAATTTCATAAGCCTTTTTAATGTCCACTAGCAACCCATGCATTCCAGCCATGCTAATTTGTGATTCCCTGATAGCATACTGATCGGCGAATGATCCAGATTCGTGCAGAGGCTCCAATAAGAAGGCAACTTCCCACGCATCGTCGAATACTTCGATTCTTTCGATTAATTCTTTTAAACTCATTGCTTCACTCCATTTCCTGTAAACCACATTTCATTTGCGCGAGCTAGAAAATGAATACTATCAACGCCCGGCAGTACGGCATCTACTCCGCATTTAGGGCAAAGCGCCGTCTTTCCGCAATCCGCCCAAACTTCAATAGATAGAGGATTGATCAATGTGATGCAGAAATAGCAGCCGCAAACATCGCTGGATTCGGCCTCCGTCCAATTGCCTGATGATTCTTTTGGCGCGTCCTCGATGTTCATTTTAAAATTTCCTTAACAGCTATATATGTTACGGTTATCAGTAGCGACAAAGCGCATGTGCTTATGATAATGACAACCAACATCCCTACTTTTTCATAGATACTCATACCCCCTCAAATTCAGTCTGCACAGAGCCTTCTATTTTGCATTTTTGGTGGACGATGCCGTCTTTATATCGAGTCACTTTCACCTCTCTTCCATCCCTTGTAAACCCGGATCAGTCAAAATAAACCCCTTGCCCGTGAAAAATACATACATCCTATCAAGATACTGAGATTTCTGCTTTGAAGTCATCAGCCTGGTTACAGGGAAATCCATGGGCTCCTGCATTATCATAATCTTTTGCTCATACGTTAGGTGCTTAATTGTCTGCTCATACTGAACCCTGAATGATTCATTTTCATGCAGCAATATCCTCACGCCAAAATGCAGCTTACAGTATCCCCTGGTATATTCTGCGTCATCGAAAGTACCGTCACCCTGAGATGATATCTCATCAACCCACTTTCGTTGCAGCTTGTTCTGCCTTACTGTTTTAGGGCTTTCGCATGGGCCGATAGTCACGCTAAACGGGTATTTCTCGATGCCGGCTAAATACTCAAATAGGATTGATTTATCCTTGCTGCTTTTTATCTCCCTTGATTGTTTTTTCATGGCTGTCCCGGTTAATTTCTACTACCCATCAATGCTAATAGTGAGCTGCCCAACATCGCCAAACGTCTTATTATAAACTCCAATAAACTCATAGCCCATATCAACCTCGTTGAGCAGCTTTTCGGACAGCGCCTTACCCGCTGGCAGGCTTCGAAACATACCGTCTTTTTTAAATACGGCTCGGTATTGCCGATCTTCGCGGTGGATTATGTCTATCGCCACTTGATTTGCAGTCCTCATTTTACACTGAAACTCGGACATTATTTATCTGCCTTGTAGCATCCATTGCCGCATGATCCGCGCATTGCGAACATGTGATTCTTATCGTGAGCAATGGGTTTAATATTGCCCCTGAACGCACCCTCTATGCACGCTTGCCCGAATGACCGCATTTGTTTTAGCGTCCCACTTGCTATGATTGGCCCATCTCCGCTTGCATCTATCTTGATTTCAGCGGTTCTGATTTTTGCCAGGAAACTATTTTGATCGATTCCCGCCGAATCATTGCGGGTTAATTCATTATCGGCAATCGATGCAACTCTAAAGGCCTCAAGCTGCTTCTTGCTAACGACACTGTTCTTTGAATTTGGCGGGAAAATAATCCCGGCCTTATCTGCTAGCTGCTTAATGTTCATTTCGCCCTCCAATTAATTAGCGCTGGTTACGCTTCCAGCGTTGGCGCATCACCCCAACCGTTCACCCGGAAATCACCCGGCGTTTCTTGCGCTTATCTTTGTCGCTCACGGATGATAAGTTCCGCCGGTATACGCCGATTTCCCTCAGCGGGCCGGTAGGCTGGTTTTTATATTGCGACCCAGCCGCCGCATTTAGTTAAACGCTTGCTTAGCGTCAATCTTGTAATATTCCTTATTGCCACATTTAGGGCAAAGAGAGTCAGATATCTGCACCCATTGCCCTTTCGTTTCTTTCTCATTAACCACGTAGTCGCGCTCGCTTTCCCAGTGCCTGTCTTTGCATTTTCGCTTGCAGCACTCAACATAGATATCATTGGAGGGCCGACCTCTGCTTTTCCCTGTGTTCGGCGCATTCATAAATCCAGCAGGGCCAATCATTCGACGCACTCCTTTAGTTAAGCGCCACCCGCTGGCGGGCGCTGATTATACTGGCTTACCCGGCCAGCGTGGGTGGTGCTAAGTCATTGATATCAAAAGGGAATATCGTCATCAAAGTCATCGTAATTTTGCGACTGAGCCCGACTGCTAGGCTGCTGATGTACTGATCCGCCTTGACTCGATCCGCCTTGATGTTGCGATCGCTGATTTTGACCCCCTTGGTCGTTTTCCTGCTTACTCCCCAGCATCTGCATTCGATCCACAATCACCTTTGTTGAGTACCTATCAGCCCCGGTTGTTTTGTCTTGAAACTTATCAGTCTGCATCCGGCCAGACACATAAACCTGACTCCCTTTTACTAGATATTTGCCAATAATTTCAGCCAGCTTTCCGAATGCAGTCAGATTCACCCATTCAACTTTTTCTTGCATCTCGCCTGATTTTTTATCCTTCCATTTGCTACCACACGCAATCGAGAAGCTTGCTACAGAGTAGCCGTTATTCATGTGGCGAATTTCCGGGTCTTTGCCTAGTCGGCCGATGCCTTGCCATAAATTTAGATCATTCGCCATTACTGCTTTCCTCTGTTTTAATTGCACCATCAACAATCAATATTTCACCATCATCAATATCACCACGGGTCACTCTGCTGCTTAGAACCTGGATATCCTTGTCGTTGAATATTTTCTCTAAGCGCTTGAAATCTTTTTGACTCATTGACTCGATTCCATCCATTCTCACAACGTGAAGCTTATGAGTTTTAATGGTTTCGGCTGCCAGCGCACCACATACAAGCATTTGCTCTGAGTGTCCGCATTGCGCCAACTGCGAACCGTTGAATAGTATCGACCCATCATCAACAGATAGCCCATCAAGCGGCCACTCAGCAGACTCCAGGGCGTCCTTTTTACTTTGATCAAGAAGCTTAACTTCGTCGTCTTTTTGTTTGTAGGATTTTCGCAGCTCTTCAAGTGCCTTGTTTCGCTTATCCCATGAATCCCATAAGTCAGCCTTTGAATTATCGTCATTTCCGCCTTGAATTTCCTGCTGTATATCTGCAATCTCAACAACGGCGGGAAGACTGTCAATGTCCTTTTTCATATTTTCGATATTTTCAATCAGACGCTTAACTTCTAAATTTGCGTGATCCACAGTCTCCTCCGCAGCCTTTAGATTTGCCGCCTCCTGATCAGCATGAGACTTTGCTCTAATTAAGCTGGATTCCGCACCTGTCAAATCAGCATCAGCCTTAACCCGCTCGGAATTTGACTCCGTGGCTGCTGTCTGGCTTGCAAACAAAGCACTTAAATCAACTCTATCTGCCTTTTCAGGCTCAGCACCAAGGGCTTTAGCATCCCGCTCACCATCTCGCTTTAACTCTAATCGCTGCACGGCTGCCTGGTCGCGCTTAGTATCGATGTCATTAAGATTAACGCCCTTCGGAAGCTTTACGGCCTTAAGTAGTGCTTGAGCCTGCTCTTTCGGCTTCATATCCATGATGCGGTGGGGATTGTCCCCAAGGTCGCAAAACCAACTGGCGAATTCTTTAGCCGATACACTCGCGCCCTCGCTTGTTTGTACAGTAATGGGTGCTGATTTTGCGGTCAACGATCTAGTAACGAATGCTTTTGTTTTTCCGTCGCCTAGCGTTATTCTTATCTGGCCTTTTTTCTCGCCATGAGTCACTGGATCGCCGACAACTTTTAGAGATTCCCATAGTAAAGAGATCGCCGTGGTTTTACCCTGCCCCGGCTCGCCAGCAACGGCCATGTTTGCGCCGTCAAGCTCCAGCATCATCGTCTTGATTAGCCGGTAATTTGATACCTCTATTTGTAAGATTTTCACTTGCTTTCCCCTTTACTCGAAATTTAACGCCTTAAATACGACTCTGGTTTTTTCTACGTCATCATTGCAGTACTCCCAAATCTTGTCATATTCGCCAGCTTGCACGGCACCCCACACCTTGGAGCCATCAAAATCACCTTTACCCTCATGCCCTAGCGCCTTAGAGATAGCATCCAGAGAACCGGATGTACTCGACTTGCTGGTGCCCTTCCACTGCGTACAGGTATCGAAAATGCAATCATCCCAAGGCTTCGCATCGTGCGGGATTTTGAATTTAGGCCGAATCCCGTTAATTACAAAACGAAGGAATAAGAATCTAAAGTCAAAGCCCGATCCATAATGAGCAACCCACAAAGGCTTGCGTAGCCCGATAGCCTCGGATAGCTCATCATTGATCTTGTGTAGCAACTCACTCTCAGACGTTGACACGACCCGCCACAAGCACTTAGCGGGATCATCATCAATAGCGTAGCTCATACACAACAATTCACCCTTAGTGGCGTTTAATCCAGTCTTGCGCCATTCTTCGTCTATCGCTTTGGGCTTCTTTTCTTTCTCCCACTTTTCGATTGTTTCGGCTTTTGAAATATTGCCGGGGGGCGAAATTCCCTCAGCAATGTCACTCTTTACAGATTCATCCTGCGAAGGAATCGTTTCTATGTCGATAAATAATCTCATTTTTCAATCTCCTTTGGAATTGCCCAACCTGGCATTGCTGGTGCTGACCACGAAAACCACTTATCACTTCCACCGTCTTTTGCTTTTGCTTTGTGGTCTAACTTACCATCCGCCTGACAGGTGGCGAATGTTGCGTCTAGCTTGTATAAATACCTGCCAATACCCCACTGGACGGCAGACCTCTTCATTGCGTCAGACCTGCCGCCCTTGGTTGATTCGATATTCGTCTCTGTGGCCGCGTCCCACTTCGTTATCCACTCATCCCCATGCTTTACCGATATCCCGCATTCAACGCCACCATTGCCAATGTCTTTATACTCGTTCTTCCAGCCAAACACGCCAAATACGTCGTCTAAGCGCTTCTGTATCGCTCGATTGGTAACGTAAGCAAGAACCATCGCCCACGGCCTGTCATTTTTCCACCCAGCGCGCTGAACCCGCCATTCGATATCGCTTTGCTTGAACGGCGTAGATAGCTGCCTTCTTATCTCTTTCTCATCCACGGCAAAAATACTCCTGATTCTGCTCTTTCTGGTGTTGAGCTGCATACCCTCTATCGTATGATTCTGATTGATTCTGCTTATGATCTACGCCAGTTTTGCAATCATATTGCCCGCGTATAAATTCAAACGTGTCTATTTTATCACTCATATATCACCCCTTATCATTTGCAGATGGTTCTACCCGGTATACATCGACCGAGATTTATACTCGTATGTATTGCTTGCAGGCTTAAGAAACTCACCCTCTGTCCGTCCGATACCTTCGCGCAATTTAAAATCATCAAGGTATGATTCATCTGGCGGTATCACCGCATAATACTCAAATTGCTCTTTCATCTCGATTCCTCCAATAAAAATATAACAAAACGCTAAACCGGATTCGCTACCGCTCACGCGGTTAGCTCAGTCGTCGTGCGCCGCCCCTTTAATTGACAAATCGCCACAACATGAGATCAGCATACGCTACCCGGCATCGGCGTCAACTATTTATTTAAGTCAGCCGCACGATTATTATTTGACAGGATGTCGATTAGCGGGTATGGTGGTTGAAAGTTTGGGCAATTAAAGGAGTGGGTGAGTATGAATAAAGAGCAAGAAAGCGGGATAGCAGTCGGACTGAATAAAATGGGAAATCACGTTGGATCAGGAATAGCATGGCTCGGATTTTTGATATTCTTGGGAATGCTTATGGTTGAAATAACGCCGATTGCGACAACATGAACTACGAAGCATGGCGGATTACATATCAAGACCCCGAACAGGCTGCAAGGGCGGCGTTTGATCTAGCTGGCATAGAGAGCGGCAAAGTAGCGAATCTTGAGCGTCGAGCAAATGACTATGACATGGCAATTGCATCGCTGGTGAGTGCATTATATAAAGCAGGATACGCAAACAAAGGGTAAGTATGGCAACAAAAAGACAGAAGTGGAATAAAGAGGCATCCCAGTACACTATCAAATTGATCTCAAAAAGCGCAGGGTGCGGAGTGCAGTACATCCGCGAGATACTGCGAGGGGATAGGGTGGCGGGGTTGAAATTAGCCGCCAAGATTTCGGACGCAATAAAAAAGAACTGTCCGGAGAAAACAGTAATAACTGCTAGGTCACTGATGGATAAAGAAGAGGCTAGAATCGCTGATCGAATCCACAGGGAGAAGGGGAAATGAAAAGATGCAAATATATTTCGGGCTAGTTGCGGCAGAGAAGATAAAAGGAGAGTGAGATGCAGCACCCTGATGAAGTAGAAATACACCACAATAGTGGAGAAAAAACGGAGCTGGATAGGAAAGCCGCATCGCCAAGTGCGTCTGCCTCTAATAATTTGTTAGATAGCTTTGCCGCGCTACCTGTGGGGTGGGATTCTTACGGAGGGCTACCCGTAAAGCCTAGAGCTATTGAAAAGGCCAAAGAATTACTTGCTGTTCTACCTGCTGGTAATTGGCAGGTGGTGCCGGGTTCTGGTGGGGATGTGCAACTGGAATTGAGCGAAGGTGGCTTTGATATTGAGATACTTATTGAGGCTATCTAGAGTTAAGTATGAGCGTTGAAAAGTTAAAAGTATCCGACCAATGGAAAGATGACGGCACTTGAGTCTTGTTATACAGCAATTTTGAGGACTTTAAAATGGGGAGATTAGTTTCGTGGTTTAGTAATGGTGTAGCCAGTGCGGTTGCCACTAAACTTGCTATCGCATCCGGTGAACCCGTAACAATTGTGAATTGTGAAGTGATAGAAGAACATCCGGACAATAAACGGTTTTTAAAGGACTGTGAAAAATGGTTTGGGCAAAAAATTATTGTTTTAGGTAATGACAAGTACAGGCGATCTATTTACGACGTGTTTGATAAAACTCGTTATTTGGCAGGTCATCACGGCGCTAGATGCACCGTGGAATTGAAAAAGAAAATACGATTAGATTTTGAATTGCCAACTGATAGGCAGGTTTTTGGATATACGATCGAAGAACAAAAACGGGTTAACTCGTTTATTGATGCAAACAATGATGTTGATTTTTGGCCAATACTGATTGAGCACGGATTAACAAAAAGCGATTGTCTAGCCATAGTCGAAAACGCCGATATAGAATTACCGGCCATGTATAAACTCGGGTACAAAAATAATAATTGCCGTGGATGCGTTAAAGCACAGAGCCCCGCGTATTGGAAAAAGATAAAAATAGATTTCCCTGATTTTTTTGATCGCATGCATGAACAAGAAAAGCGATTAAACGTGAGGATCTGCAAAGCTACAATTGATGGCGTTAAAGATGTTCGGATGCAGTTAAATAATTTACCCGCATGGATAGAGCCAATGGACGATACGATTGACATTCAATGCGGTGTTTTCTGCCGCATAGCGGAGGCGGAATTTACCACTAAGCCGGCTGGATGAATTGGTGCTGTTGTACTGGCTGCGGAATGGAAGGGCCAGTTAGAGAGAAGAGAGTCCATGCTGTTTCAATATGGCAGCGAAGAGCAACATAACTTTTGTAATAAAGCGCAACCTAATACAAATGAAAAATAAGGTGCGACATGATTGTCGTTTTGATTATTTTGTTATACGCCGGGATGATTATGAATTTTGGGCAACATGGATCAGCAGAAGATCACAAGCGATACATGGAGCAGGTGATCTCCCAGGGCCGTCGCAGGTGCCATTGTGGTTGCACGAAACGCGCAACACATAGGGGCATGGCAAACGGAGTATGCCTCACAATTGGCTGTGAACTATATGTGCGGCGCTGGGTGCGGGACGGAATTAATGCGCGGAAGGTAGGCGTATAACGTTATTTTAAGACGCAGCACACTGAACTAGAAAAAGGCGCTGACAGTGATTTGTCGGCTTGAAAATGTTAGTTAGATTGCGAGGTCGATATGAAAAAACAAATAAATATTGGTAACGGAGACACTCAAGAAAGCGATGATGGTGCGACCACTCAGATCCAGATTGGATGGAATAAAACCCTAGTGGTATCAATTATTGCTATTACTGGATACTTATTTCTGACTTATGTGGTTGAGCCATGGACAATAGAAATATTATGCAAAGAGTTAATTAAGTGTGATTAGCAATCTAACGCCCAAAATCACCGGATAAATGCCGATTGATGAGGGTTAAATTTTACTAGAAACGGCGCGGCGTTTAGTCCGTGTGAATTTTGTTTGTTAGCTGAGAACGGAGCCAATTAGATGGAAGATTTAAGACACTTACAAAAAATGGGACTGATGGATAAAGAGCTTGTTGATGGGATGCAGTCGGCTATAGATCAAGCGCCGGAAGCTGACCAGATGCGTGCCGCGTTTAATCGCATGGATGAGCTGCAAGAAACGCCGACCCAGGAACGGCAAACGCCGAAACACTGCAAACCTCCTTTGGTAAAAAATGCCAAAAAGAGAGCGCGATCAAAAGGCATCACAAACAAAGATTATGGTCGCAAAGTAAAGCCGCACAGAAGTGGTGGCGGTATGTTTGTAGGCAGCTAACGGCGATTTTAAGCCGCCACGGGAAAATACTTTTAAAAACGCTGACAATGATTGGTCGGATTTCAAAATATTGTTAGCTTGCGACTACCTAGGAGGTGCTGAATTATGGATTGTAATAACGGTTTGACTTGGCTTGGTTTCTGGATATTTATGTCTGTATTCATAGCGTGTGACCATTGGATTTTCTCAACTGGTCGGGACTCTTTTTTCCAGACACACAAAACTGACGTAGAAAAAGAGCTGCAACGATTGAAGATTGAAGAATTGAAACTGAAAATTAAAGAGAGTGAGAGAGCAAGCTAACACTGGAATATACAGAACGCACAAAGATGAAAAAACTAATGGTTATTTTATTTGCATTATTTGCAGGGAGTGTGCAAGCTGATAGCTGGGTGATATCTGTTGGCAGCAAGCACATAAATCCAGATCGGGAGTTCAGCGAGTTCAACCCTGGCATCGGCTACATCGTCGAAATGAACCGGGTGATTTATAAATATGCGCCGGACTACGCGACTTATGGCGTTTATTATAACAGCCGAAAGAAGGTGAGTTATTATGCATCTGCTGGCTATATGGTGTCGAAACGACTGAGCTTTGAAGTTGGGCCTGCAAGTGGATATGGAAGTGTAGTTAGGATTGGAGTTATTGGCGTGGTGCATGTCGGCCGGGCGCGAATTATTATCGTGCCGCCAATTCCATCACTTGATATACCGCTGGTTTTTGGCCTTCAAATTAGGATTTAATTACCTCTTTCTTGCGGCGCAAACGATAACCCCGTTAGGCGCATTATAATCAAGCGCAGTCCTATCAATGATTATATCCCCATCCATCACCAGGCTAGCAACAGAGTCATCTGAGGGGTCTTCGTGGATGCAGCAAAGCGTATCATTCAGCGCGCTTGTTGGGTCGATCAGCACTACCGTCTTGCCTGCAAGGTCATTCCCGGCGAACGGATGCGGGATGATATTCATATCACGGTTTTTCATCGCATGATCGATTAGCACATCTTCAAATACCGGGTTCTGGATTGAATCCCAATATTCATCCATGTTGCCCGCCTCTTTTTTGACGCGCTTTCTTTGACTTACAAACTTAAATCCATTTATTGTTTTGACGCTTCGAGGGTCTATGCGATTTGGGCCATTGTAATGCCACGGCGGATCTTCTGCTGCATCAACTGCAATAACCTTGCCTGATGCATTGTCGATTAGCGCATAAATCATCAATCCGAAATCACCATTGCCAAGGTTATATGGTTTTGTAGCTGTAAAATATCGCCCTTGAAAATAATACGAAGTTGCTCCGGCATCACTCCTCTCAATCCCAATCCCCCAAGTGTATCCGCCAGCACTGTACCCCGCTATTTGACTATTACCAGAGCGAGCCACACCCCAGCCCAGCATGTAAGCGCCGCCGGTAAAAGCTATGTTGATTTTAGCTGCGCCCAGCGAAGCCGTTTGTGACTGTAGTGCCGTCTTGACCTCGCTCTGCCCGATGCTAAAGTCGCGCATTTGAGCCTGTCCAATCGAATTATTGGCCATTGCTGCTTGGGTCATCTCTGGCGCACCAGGGTCACCAGCAGCCATCGCCGCAAAGTTCGCATACAGCGCATTCCAATCTGATGCTTTGATTGGGTCATTTACAACTTTACCGCCAACATTAATCCATGCCATAGCTAACTGAACCTATAAGGCTCGCCTCCGTCTGCAAAGTTATTGCCATCACTGAACCAGCCAGCACCCGGTTGCGCGTCTCTCTCGGCCTGCGATGCGCTTGTATACGATGTATTTGAATCGTCTTGAAAATAGCCGTAACGACTGAATAAGAAAATGTGATTTGTTATTGTGTATCTGACCTGGGAGCCGTCATTGACAATCGCCTTTGATAGCACTAGCCCCGATATTCTATTGGGATTTCCGTAAACATCCTGAGACACATTTGAGTCAACATAAACAGTATCGCCGATTTGAACGTCATCGTCCCGCATATCAACGGTGATATCGATTATCTCGGGGATATCTACCGACCTGATTAATTTCTTCGTAATCACGTCAGTGGCAACAGCGGTTGATCTATTTAAGTAGCCATTTATAACGTCCTCATACTCTGCGTTATAAGCGTTCACACCTTCTTTTTCGAGATCGGCGGTGATTGCTACCGATTCAAAATTCTCTTCTTTGTCAAACTCTACGGGGTCGCTCATACGATAACGATAGGCAACACGCGTCACCTGCTCTTTTGGCAGAGAATGCCGCTTGACGGTGCCTTTTATAATATTCGATCCATCAGTTAATACTTTTGTGGCAGTGATTGGCGGCACGGATGTGCGTAATGTTATTTCGCTTAACTCGGAATCCCAGACGATAAAAACATCGTACTGTTTCGCCACATCGTCGAGGAATTTATCGACCCCCATCGGCTTGATGATCACCGTATCGGCTACAAAGTTACTAATCCAGTCGGCTTTAATCGTCGCCCACTTTGCGGCAGGGATATAAGCGTTATCAATATCAGTGTTGTTTGTGATTACATCTTCAACCATATCAACCACATTGCCGATAAACGCATAGGCTTCCTGCACGGATGATCCCGCGTCTTTATTTTCAGATGACGTGAGATTTCCGGTGATTGTAAAAACATCACCAGACCTCGTAAATGTGAATGCATACGTACCCATCGACGCCATACCACTTGCCGCGTATGCCGCACCATCGCCAGATTCAAGCGTAAACGATCCACCACCGGCAGTGTAAGCGCCAGAAAGCTTTCCCTCGCTAACTTTCGGCACCTTGGCTCTTTTTTTGTTAGTGAGGAATAGTGGATCGCGAGCGACCATGGAGACCTGGCCGCTATTATTTTTCAGCTCGATAGTGTCGATGATAAATGTCTCATCGATGAGGTCAGGCGATCCCTGCGAGGTATCAAGCCCGGCCTTTAGGAATCCACGTCGAACTCTAACAGTCGAGCCTCTGAGGTAAATATTTCTTGCCAAGAATCTGCCGAAAAACGACCCCTGCTTGCGGGCGTCATAGCCACGGAAATCAGAGCTATCAAGCTTCGTCCGGTACGGGTCAATGCCGATATCGCTATGAGCAAAGTCCATCATCGAGATATTAACCTCGGCCGTTAGTGATGCTTTTCCTAGCTGCAATCTCGCGGGCTTAACAGAAAGTTTACTGATGACGGGGAATGCATTTAAATCGAGCGGCAGACCTCCAACGTTTGAACAAAATGTTATTGTGCTAATTGTTTTTACGTAGTTGGCTTTATCCTGGCAGGTCGAATAAGTGTTGAAGCACTTCAAGGCCGCCGGCCCTACAGCAGTACACGGCGACAGGCCATAAACATTTGCGCAGATCGGCCGGTCAACCTCGATAAGAAAAAAAGGCTTCGCGCCGGGCATGACCTTTAAATCACTGTAGCTCACCGAGTAATACCCTCAAGCGGCAAGGTGACGGCCATGTATAGCGTTGATGTATATTTCGGCGTTGGCACCATTCGCGGCACCCGGCAAAATGCGGTTTCATCGGGATAAAGATCATTATAAGCCTGGTAGAAAAACCACTTCGACTGTAGCAATTCGGATATATCATCCCAATTTGCATGCACCCACGCGGCGGGCATATTCTTTATCACAACAGACCCTTTAGACCCATACTCAATGACCTTTCTGCCTACTGACTGATAACCCTCTGTAACGCCGTCAATGATCTTCGATTGGCGCGACATACTTAGCGGTGCGTAACCCACTCGAACGCCGACACCGAAGTCTGTGGCAACACCGAAATAAATCGCAGCAATCGACTGGTGGAGCTCAATCGTAGATACGTCTCCAAACTCAGGTACGTTATATTGCCAGACAGCATCCGAATTGAAGCCGATTATATACATGACGGACAAATTGCTATTGAATGATATTCCGGCTGGTGCTGATTCTTGGTTGTAAACACCGAAAGACCCATCAACAATGGCGGTTGTTACATCTCCATTTGTACTGAGATTGTATTGCCAGACAGAGTCAGTT